CTGTAAACAGCCCATTCTCTCCATAGGCTGAGTAGGTCCCATTTCCTGTGATTCCTCTTCCTGCAAAATACTCACCCTCCTTCATCGCACTTATGAACTCCTCAGCAGTTCTGTCAGCAGTGCTATTCACACCTCTGTACAAAACTCTACCTCCCCGAACCTCCGCAGCTTCTAATTGCTCCTGCGTAATCAACTGAGGCTTTCCATCATATCCTTGCTCTTTATACGCCGCCTTCAACACCCCATCCTCGTTAAATCCAACAGCGTCATCTGCTGCCTGACTCAACTTCCTACTGTTAGCTACCTTCAAATCATCGAGGCTTGAGATCTTCGCATGTGTCGTCTTGCCTTTCATGAAGGACATGTCTACTTTAGACAGCCTCTCACCCCTAACTATACCTTCCTTCACATTCTCTAATCGCCAATGATACGGCCCCTCCTTCTTGAATCCATACATCCTCAATCTACCAACAGCTTCGTCCGTCAATCCTTGCACTTCTAGGAAAATACTCTCCGCTTCTTTCTTCCCAGCAAATTCCACCGCTTCATCCACCAACCGAGCTGTTTCTTTTACATCCGTCATCCACCTACTACGAACATGCATCTCCTTATCCATCAACAACTCAACCTTGGCTTGACTTCTTCCTGAATCAAAAACAAACAAGTCATCCGTGTCAGTCGGCTTGATCGAGAACAACTTCTTAGGCTTCTTCACGATCACCTTGCCTATCTGCGAATCCAGCTGGTCAAACACCGCCGGATCAATGTACGACGCCTTTGCCATCGACGGCGTATTGCCCAAGAATCTGGACGCCTTTTCCGACGCCTCCTTAATGATCTCTCTCACTTGCTTCTTTGTCAACGTCTGCCCTGCAAACGATTGCACTTCAGCGTTAGCTATCCGGGTCGCATGCAACGTCCTGAAATCCTTCACCGTGTAGGACTTCCCAGACACACGCTGCAAATATCTATTCAACTGCGACGGCGTCACATCAGGAAACAGCAAACCTTTCGGCGGTGTCGCTGCTATCCGCCGCTGTAACCACATTGCTGTTTCTCTTGAAACCGTGATCTCCTTCACCTGGCGAATACCTTCTTTCGCCACATAATCAAACGTCACCTTGTTACCCTGCACAACAACGTGCTCACGTTCCAACGTCGTCAATCCATGCGACTTCACTTTCCCTGTCTGCTTACCACCGCCGATCCGCATGGCAGTCTTGTCTTCTATCTGCAACAGACGGGCTTCAACCAAATCATTGCTCGCATCCTTCAGCACCGCAGCTCTGATGTCATCAATGTCGGCGGAGAACTGCTTTACCCGCGTAAACTTCTTATTCGCTTGTGCCGCCGCGTGCTGGGCCGAATACCGCCTCTGCACTCGCCCCGCCTTATCAATACCCACAGCTTGGAGTCTCGACGTCGCTTCAGCAGCTACTCTTACGTTTTCCCAAGACGGCGGAACACCTACCTTCTTCAATCGCTCCAACGTCTTTTCGGCCGTCACTTTCCTTCCACGCAGAGTCCATTCAAACTCCTTGATCTCCTTCTCTTTCACAATCCTAGTGCTTATCGTTCTCCGCATATAGCTACTGTCCGACGGCAGCGGCAACTTCTGAGGTCTTATCTTCGCCTTCTTCGGAGACGGCGGAGCAGGCGGTCTTTCATCCTTCATCGCCGGTTCCACTGATCCATCCCACGGCGTCAAACAACTATCGGACGAACCTGGCACTGATTTCTGCACTTCTTCTACAGCGACCAACTCATCTTCATGCCAGAAGAATCGCTCACGTGGATCAGCATGTCGTTCTCTTACCGCCTTACTCATGCCGCCAACTCTCCAACTAACGTCATTCTCTGCGTCTTTTCATCCATTCCAATGCTTGTGAACTTAATCTTGCTGCCTCTGTTCAGCAAAATCTCAGTCTCCTCAGCACCTAGATAAATCCCTTTCGTTCCTTTCGGGACAGTCAACTTCACTATCACACTGTCACTGTCCGAAAACGTCTTCGCCACATCCGGCATCATCGACGTCGACATGAAAGCCTTATCCTCAAACGTCTTGCCTACCAACGTGCTGTAATCCTTCGTACCTCTTACTCTCATGCCTCTGAACACCGTCAAATCTTCAGGCAATCCTTTCGCTGCATCAAAGGCATCGTCTAATCCTTTCGACACACCTTCAATAACGCCTTCTCCATACCTTGATTCACCAAGCGGGTCTACGCCGAACCTCAAGTTCCCATTCACCTCTTCGTAGGCACCGCCACGATACCGCTCCAGTGCATCTCTTTGATTGCCGTGATACGCGTCTACGTCACTGACATTCCTTCTTGCCCACCTATCCGCCTTGTCTTCATTCGTGAAAACTCTAGGTCCATCTGCTGCCGGCATCTGTGGACCTGCCTGCATTCCAGCATACGGCGAATCAGGACAGATCTCCATACCGCCAGCGTGCGGCACAATCGAACACCGACAATTGATCGAATCAACACCATCCGCCGGATGCATCTGCCCATTCGGAAACGGCTTCCCAAATGCGACCGGGCCTTCTGCTTCATTCGCCCTGTGGCTATCTCTTACACGCCTATCACCAACCGTCAGCCATGATCTTGTCGGCACGCCTGATCGAACGTACTGCTCATGCATCGCCATGTTGAATCCCGCCTGCGTCTCTGTGCGGGCAATCCTCAAGGCTTGGGCTTCCGTCATACCAGCACCAGCTGCAATCCGCTTGGCTGCCGAATCCACATTTCCCAAACCTGTGAAGATCTCATCCTTCACCACATTCCGAGCCGTCACAATCGTTTCCGCAGCTACTCGTCTACCGTGTTCAACTACACGTTCATCCAATGCCGCCATCACTTCTTCGTCTGTCAGCTCAAACATTACAACTTCATCCGCAGCCTTCTGGACCTCAAACACGGGTCTGGCTGGAATCCCCAACGTCCTCAAAGCTATTACAGCTCCTTGCGTGTACGTCATGACCAAATGCTCTCGCCACACCTGCTTCAACTCCATATACTCAGGCATGTCCAACACATCATCATAGATCACCGCAATCATGTTCGTCAGCATATCCTTGCTGAGCTTGCCGTCTTCATCCGGGTTCTGCACCATTTCACGGATCAACTGCTTCACTGCCGCTGCTCTGGTCAACAATCCCAAGTCTTTCAGCAATGCCGCTATCTTCTTGTTCCACCTCGTGAAGATCTCCAACAACTTCAAGACAAACCTTCTCTCCAGTCGTGAGATCGACCCACTAACAATCTCGCTGATGATCAGCTGCGACGCCTTCGCCACTACGATTCGACGGCGAATGTCATCCTCTGTCATCTGTGCAATCGTTTGCACTGCACTACTCATTCGGAACCTTCTTCGGAGGCGGCTTCGGAGCTGCTGCTTGAGCTGCCGCACGAGTCTGCAACTCACCGTTCAACGCTTCGATTTCTCCTTGCAACGCTTCAAACTGTGCCCCGGCTGCTTCTGTCAACTCATCCACAAAGATGGGCATTTGCGGCCCTGGGATGAACGCTCTATCTCCACCTTCAATCGGATCACCCAAGTTCGCTGCCTTCCTAACTTCATTGATCGTCATACTCCCACCCTTCTGATACCCGACATGAGTCATCATCTCTTGGTGCAGGTCACGGATGTCTAGCGGGTCATACTTCAAGTTCACATACACAACGCCAAGTCCCAACCGGAACATCTTGTTCAAAACTCTTTCCCACCTACGCTGGCTGGGCGTCACAATCCTGTCCTTGTAGATCTCCGCCTGACTCAATCCCTTACCTGAACCTAACGCCGCAGCATCCGTAACACCGATGATCGCAGGGCTAACACCATGAGCCACCATGATTCCTGTCGCACCATTCTTCCTTGTGTCTTGGAAGCTACCTTCACGCGAATCTGCGGCCAGCTTTTCAAATCTGATCTTCACCTCTCCACCCATCGACGGCACCGGGATGATCAGCGTCTTGTGGTTCTGCCCCTTCACATGCTCACTGAAGAACTTCGTGATCGTCTCTTTCACCGGCTTCGCCAGGCGTGCACCTTCCACAATCACCGCATACTGCGGCACCGTGTTATGCTCAAAGAACTGCAACAAATAATCTCTGATGTACACATTCGCAAACACATGGCCTACGGCGGGAATCACATCCGGCACACCGTAGTACACCGAGTTGGGATGGTGCTTCGGCACCCACAGAATCTCATTGGCCGCTTTCGTCAAGCTGGTGGTTCGCTTTCCCGTCTCGCGGTCAATCATACTCCAACCAACACTGCCGCCGATCTTCAACTCACCGTCAAGTCTTGGATTGTACGGCTCAGGCTTATGGGTCACAGGGTCTTTCCGCTTGGTGCTGATCACCTTCTCACCGAACGGCTGGTAGTACACAAACTTCTGCGGCCCTACGATTTCCACAAAGCCTTTCCAGCCACGCATCACTCTAAGTCTCGCCGCCGGAATATGGGCAATCCTGGCAATCTTACCGTCTCTTGACCTGATCACCTCAATCCCGGCATATCCGATACTCTCAAAGTCCATCGCGGCACGTTCCGTCACACCGTCGAATCCAACTACATCATTGCACTCTTCAATGAAGGTCCGCACCTCCACCACTTCTTCGTCAATCTTCTTCTTCACAGCATCGTCTGCGGTTGCCGGATCAAACACATCTCCAGACGGCATCGTGGTCGGCTTCACTTCGTAGTCTCTACCAACCGAGTCGGTCGTCTTCGCCTTCACACATCTGTAATGCGTCTCATCCACTTCTAGGAACATCGCCAACACATCCGCATTGTACGGCGGCTCCACCACCTTGGTCGTACTCAGGTCTGTGAATGCCTCTTTACTACCTCGTTTCTGCTGTGTGGAACCCTCTACCGCCTTCGCTACGTCTACCAGCGGTTCATTGTTCTCTTCAGAATGCACTCGCCCTCTATCGAAATTCCGCATCGACGAGCGAATGATCGACTTCTCCAACGCCTGTCTATCCAGCACCTCCCCGTCATCCGCGACATACGCTTCAGTGATCTCAAGCTCTCCTTCTTGTGCATTCGGTTGCACAAACGGAGCTACCTTCTCGACAGTTTCTCTATCTGCCACCACTACGTCGTCTTGTTTCGGATCACTATTCAACGTACACCTCTCCTATCACCGCAGCAGTCATCATGTCGGCTGCTATCATGTCATACGTATCGCAATGCCGCTGATGATCACGGCCCTTGGTCCACACGTACTTTGCATTCCCCTTCTTATCTTCCTCAAGCTGGCGGACCGGGTTGCACATCTCCGTCACATATCCACCTTTGAAGATCGATCTGAAGTTCGCAGGCAACACATTCCGCTTTGACCTCAACTGCGAGAACGACCTATCCAACGCTATCGTCCTGTCCACAGTCACCACTCTACTTATCGGATCGTAGCTTCGTCTCCTGTCTGCACCTTCTGATCCATAGCGACACAGCCACACATCAATTCCCATCATGGCCGACGTCTCTTGGAAATCCTGAGCCAGCGTAGTCTCCGGCATCGAGTCCATTATGGCTCGCTCAACATTATACCGCGTCATCAAGTCATACAGCTCGTCCAAATACTTCACTTTACCTACATAGACAGCTGTTCGTCTTCCTTCTCTTACTCGTGAAATTCGTACATCCAAGTGACCGCCTACGTCAATCCCCATACTACATGGACCTTCATCTGCATCTGACGGGATATGACATTCATTCTCACCAATCACAAAGTTCAAGTCTTCATCAGCACAACGATCAAGCAACGTCTCCGTCACCTTGTTGCCACTCGCCACAAACGGCAATCCCAAATCCGAGTTGAAGAACTGCTGCATTCTGCTCGGATCATTCAACGCAAGCTGGAACCTTGTCCACATTCCTGCTACGCTATTGATCATCGAGCACATCATCGAAATGTGGTAGCCCGCAATGGAGCTGATCGGATTCTGGGCTATCCACTTTCCGTCTTGGCATTCACGGTCCAGCTGACCTCCACACTTCGGACACATCAGCCTTACATCTCTCATGCATCCTTCCGACCACTCCTCATCTCGCAGCTCATACGAAACGATATTCCCATCCACATCCAT